ATTTATGTTGTGATATGGAAGATGAACGTCAGAAAGGATAAGCAGCCGCGTCACAGCCTTGGGGATTATGAACGGCTCCCATTCCGTCTCATCCGTCTCAGGAAGAAAAAAAGGATTGGCTATCCCCATTGCTGTGGCGTGTTGGGCTGGTTGTGTTTGAACCTTGTTTTTGATTTTCTCACGGTGTAACCGTCCGTTCTGCCCTCGCCTTGTTCTTATGGCAGACCGCACGCCCTCCAGAGATGAGAACAATTTCACGTTCTCGTGGTAAATCTTTCGGGCCAACGTGAGGCTTGGCAGGTCGGGGTACTTCGCCAAGTACTCATTGACGGTATCGGCCTTGATGCGATTGACCTCTGTCATTCCGCAAATCTACGTACTATCCTCTAATCGTGGTTATGCTTTATCATTTCCCCACCAAGAACCCCTTTCTAACCCTGACCCCTACCCTGTAATCCACATGAGAGACACCCGCCTCAATTCCCACAGAAAGGTTGTTCCTGTTCACGAACCCCAATCCGAGGCTTCCTTCGATGGCGTTCGGAACATTCTCAAATGTGAGTCTCGGCCCTATGCCTCCGTCAATGTACACCTGCCTTCTGACCGGGGCATTGACGGTGACCGTCTTCGTGATGACGGGGTAAGGGGCGAGGTATCGGTATCTGATTGAGGGAACTCCTTTGAGACGGCCTTCAACGCGGAAGTTGACGGCCACCTCTATGCTGTCGTTTCTAAGGGTGTCTCCGTAGGTTCTGAGGGCGATCGCATCGTGGTATGCCTCATCGCATTCATCGAGGATGCTTGTCAGCACCTCGCTATGGTTCCGCAGAGTAGCAATGCTATCAGCACAAGTGCTGTCAGTACTATGGTCTGCTGGTCTGGGTCTGAATCGTGATTGAAGCCTCCTGATACTGTCATTGAGTCTCTCTATGTGCCTCGGTATGGTGTCGAAGCCGTGCAGGGCAAATATAGCGTTCGTGTCAGGGTACACCCATAGGGTATCTATTATCTTTAACTCAATACCGTTTCCATTTCCTCCGTGTCTTCCCCAAGGGTCTATCACTCCGGAGCAATGCGTGAGGAGGCACATGATAGCCCACGCAAGGAGTGCGATGTAGGAGACCTGCTTCCAGTTCTCTTTCAGGAAATCCGTGAGGGGGCCTTTGAGGAAATCCCAGATGGGGAGCGCGTACTTGGAAGCGATGGCGAGGATGGCTGCTATGGTCATTTGGATTGACTTTCTATGAGTTGAATGTACTCTTTGTACTTGTTCTTGAATTTCAACATGTATGCAGACTTTGCTTTCTGGTCGAGGTGCTTCATTGCCTTGCGTATCCTGCCAAGATGCTGCTCGCTTATTCCTTCCTTGGATATTGAAACGTAGTTCTTGGCAAGTTGATCCGCACTGACAAATGTATTGCCGTTCCCATCATTTGTAACCAAGGCTTTTAACAGCTCTTTGTCCTCCTTTCCGTCAGTCTCCTTAAACACGCCCACATTGAACCTTTGAGCAATGGTCGATTTGTCTGCGCCTATTTTGTCGAGTCTCGTTTTGGGTGTCGTGACGAGGGACTTCATCATGTAGGAGTTTCCTCGTTTCTCTTTGATGGATTCAAGGATTTCCGTTATCGCAGCCTCTTTCTCCTCTGCCTTCTTTTTCTCGGACTCTTTGATGATGGATTCAGGAGGGGTCGCTTTCTCTGACATCTGTTCCATGTCGTACCTACTCATAAGCCCTGTCACCCTGCTTGCGGCCTCGGCTGCTGAAAGCTGTTCGTATGATGCGTCCATGATCCCGTCAACAATCCTTGACGCGGTTCTTATTCCGGGCGCAAGACCTGTAGCGGAGAAAACCTGAACAGGGGCATCCATCATCATCCAAAGCCTTTCAGCCTCCCCCCTTGCCTCTCCCGTCTTGTCGTTCCTTATGGCTGCAAGTGCTTTTTCAATATCCCTGACCCTGACATCGATGGCGGGAACCATTTTGACCCCTTTCCTCACGAGGTTGTTCCCAACAGATCCTGATGCGGTCATCTTCTCGAGAACTTTCAAATCCTTCTTGAACTCGTTTTTCTCATCATTTTTCAATGACCTGAAATACTCGCTCATAGCAAAGTCTTTTGCAAACGACAGTACAGCACCGTACGCCCCAAGCCCCCTGAGAACATTGTTAAAGGAGTCGTTCAAAATTCCGACTGTTTTCTGTTGCCTTATGAGTTCCTTCCTTTCGTCATCATCATCGCTTCCCATAAGCCAAAGTATCCCGCTTTGAGCCGTGTAGAACATGAGGTTCTGAACAGCCCCGTAGTAGGCTATCCTTGCAGCGCCCTCAAGTTTACCGACCCTTCCATTTTTTACATCGGAAGCGGTTTCCGCCATTGCCCTTGTCATAAGAAGTGACACGGAACCGAACGTCAGGAACATTCTCACGAGCGGGTTTCGTGAAGACTGCTCTATGCTCCTGAACATATTCAGGGAACTCTGCTGCGTCTTGTTGGCATTGGTCCAAAACTGAGCCATAGCCTTCTCTGCACCTCTTTCCCTTGCAAGATTCTCGTCCATGCCTTTTTCAAGGTTCTCTTTTATGTTCCTCTCCTTCAGTGCTGCGTACAGTGGTGCCCCAGCGTATGCTATCGTGATGTTGGAGTCAACGAACTGAGTTGGAGAGTATCCTTTTTCGTAGATCTTCTTCACCTTGTCGATGTACCATTTGGCCGCTGCGTTAGCCCCTCGCGTCTTCCTTGTGCTTATCATATCCCTTATGTCGGGATTGCTCGAGTACTTTACCCTGTTGTAGAACTGACCTGACTCGAATATCTCTTGACTGGCTGTGCTGTATGTCTCCCTGTCAAACATCTTTTGCATGTACTCCCTACCTATCCCATACTCTGTGAACGCATCGACTATGAAGTTGGGAGCGGACAGCATTTGGAATATGGCAGACCTCATGTTGAAGAACATAATGTCCGATGACGAATACAGGAGCCACTTGAGCATCGTGTCAGAACCCATCTTGTCGCTAAGGTTCGCAATCTGCGAAGGCTTTCCTGTAACAGTGTCGAACATCATCATCTGAAGCGCCTCACCGAATCCGTCCCCGTATATCTTCTTAGCGGATGTCAGTACAGGGCTGCTGTTATGGAATGCGGCCCAAGCTGCCTCAAAATCCTGCATCTTGTGGGCTGATACAGGCATGGAGTCAATGTATTTTGCCATCATCTCCTGAGCGCTTTCGAGACGGAGGCTTCCTCCTGACTGCCTTTCAACAAGGTTCCCCGAAACAATGCTCGGGGCAGTCTTGCTGTCGTATGCCGATTGCGAGAAGAACTCATTGGGGCCTTGAACCGACAGGTCTGTTCCCGCCACGCTTCTTGGGGAGTATTCCTCAAATTCAGGGATGTTCTCTATGGATCCGTAAACGGCCTCCATGAGGACCCTTTTCATGTTGAACGCATCGACATTCTTTATGGCGTTATCGAGATTCGTCTTCGCTCTTTCAACCCGTCTCTCAAGCATTGCTTCATCTGCTGGGTCAACGTTGTTGGAAAGGTTCACTTCGGCCTGTTCGACAGATTCTCTTGCGGCCTCTATCTCTGATAGGCCACTTTCCCCCGACATGGACATAAGGTTCTCTTTGAGTTTCCTGTTGGAGACTTTTGCAACACCTATGTAACCACCTGCCTCAAGCGCATCGTTTGCTGTCGGAAGGTATGAGTCATAGATGGAGATTGTGCCATCAGCATAGGCCTTCAGTTCAGGGTCTGACTTGACGTGATTCACGATATTGAGTATGGATTCCACCGTCATCTTGGCCTCCATCATCTTGTCTATCGACCCCGACTGCTTGACCTGATTGTAGATGTATATAGCCTCGTCATTGGTCACGTTCTCATACCTCACTCCTTTGTCCGTGGTTTCAAGGTCTATTCCTGTTCTCTTGTCGAGCGACTTCTTTGCTTTGTCCTCTGAGCCGAAAACAGACTTCTTCAATGCTTCATCCTTCTTCTTGAGCATCTTCCTGTCAGAGAATACCTTCTCATCACTTATCATGTTTGAGAGGATGAATGTCTCGTATAGGAAATCCATGTCCTCTTTTGTTTGAGCAAGTGCTTGAAGCATCCTCGGTACATCCATTCTCGACCTAACGGATCCTATCATCCTGTTTGCCCTGTCTCTGATTGAGTTCAGGAATCCGTCCGACTGTCTCTGAGTCATATCTGGAACTGGCCTTATTATCAGCGTGGCCCCTTCAAAAGCCTCATCGGGAAGTGTGTCTGAAAGGTCTCTCCCTTCTTTTGCCGGAAACAGGAATGTCCCATCCTTTAATCGGACAAGGTTTCCGCCTCCCTCTGTTCCCATTGCCGGTGAGATCTGATTGAACACCGCTTGCCGACCCTCTATCGGGAATGTCATTCCAGCCTTTCTCTGAGCCATCTCGAGTGTTACTCCTGCAATACGCTGTCTTCTTGCCTTCATCATGGCCTCTGACGCCTTCCTCTCGATTTTCCCCGTCTGAACGATGTCCTCTATTATGGCATCAAGAGCAATGAGTTCGTCCATGGACATCCTGCTGATGCTTTCTGCATACAGTTCTGACAGAGATCTTAGTGAATCAATTGCCTGGTTGGTTATTGTTACCTTTTTGCGTTTACGGGTCCTTTGGGTTTTTCTCCCGTATTTCTTTATGTTGAGTGCGTCTGATATTTCAGAGACAAGTTCCTGCCTCTCCTGCTCATCACGTTTTCTCTGCTTGGCCTGTTCCTTCTCTATTCTTCGAGCCTCCTCTATTGCCTCCTTAGCGTTATGCGATGCAACGAGTTTCTCTATGTAATCCTTGAGTTCGGATGTCTTTTCCTCATAATTGCTCGGATTGACCTCTGATATGAGCCTTCCGAGTTTTGATGCCTGAACATTATTGAAGCTGATTCCGGCATCGCGCACATCCTTCCTCATATCAACCTGAGCTGATTTTATGATGTCGGAATCTTTCCTTGTCTTGTCCTTGAGTTCCTGCCTGTACTTCTTGAACTTTCCTTCAAGTGATTCCCGAAGAGCTTTCATCTTCTCAGATGCTTTCTTCCTCTCCTCCGCACGGGCTTTTTTTACAGACTCCTTTCCCTTTGCCTTTTCAGCCTCTACTCGGGAATCATTGTACTGCTGCTCAGTAATCCCCATTTCTCGTAGGACAGTTCCTCTCAGGTCGTAAGCCTTTCTCTGCGCTGGCCTCATTCTCATGAACTGAGGACTGTTCCTTATGTGCTCTACAAGGAAATCCACAATATCTGACATGTAGGCCGTGGCCTCAAGAGTCTTCTCTGCTGCGGTTATTGCAGCGTTCCACGCCTGAACAAATCCGGGGATTCCTGACATAGCTATCCCGCGATTATCAATTTTGCCCTTGGCAACCTCTTTTGCAAGGTTCCGAAGGAAGTCCCCCGTCTTGACCTTCTTCTTTGGAGAAGGTTTACCGATTCGTTCCTTTCGGTTTCTCTGTGGTGGAATCTTGTATCTTGACTCTCCTGTGATGTTCCTCTCAGCGGCAATGGTATTTATGAAGTCGATGATGTCTTCAGGATCAAAGAACTCTACGTCTTCTGCTGCATTAGGCTTTGAGCGGGTATCTATCGGCTGGGTTCCGCCTTGCTCTGTGACAAGCCCTTTGAGGTATCTTCTGTTGTCCCTGTAGGTCTTCTTACCCATGTATCGCTCGTACTCCTCGATGGATATAGGCTGGAAGGTTTCCTGTATGTCTTGAAAAAAGGTAGTTTCTTTGAACTCCTCCAATTCTTTCTCCCGTTCCGCGTATGCGGCTTCCATCTCTTCTTCGGTAAACTCTTGTTCTGTTTCTTCTACGGGCTTTGGTTCAGTAGGCTCCGGAAGTTTTTCTATCGCGGCCTCAACAGCATCCATCTCGGTCTCTATGCGACTGACCTCGGCCTCGTTCTCTACGTCCACAAGGGAGTAATCCTCACGCAGGCTGAACAGGTAGTCAAGGAGGGATTCTCTCGACATGGACGCTATGTCGGGCGCGCCTACTTCTTCTTGGGCTTTACCTTCTCTGGCAGCTTCTTGTTCTTGGGTGTCTTCTTCTCGAACTCTTTGGCGAGTTTCGGGTTCTTGGCGTACAGGGCGCGTCTCTGCGCTTGGCTCTTGAAGGGCATCTTGGGTTGGGTTTGGTTGTATTTCGTAAATTCCTGTGGAGACTTCTCCGCCTTGGTTGTCAATGTCGAATCCGATGGCCTTCCAAAAAGGAATTGCGTCTCTCTCTGACTCTATGATAATCCGCTCCGCACCGATTTCCCGTGCCCACGCCTCCACTTCAGAGAACTCGGCCCTGCCCTTTCCTTTCATTCTGTCCCTCTTAGGGACTTCCATGTTGTCAATCCTGACTTGCGGGACTCCCTCATCGTCAAATTCAGAAAACGCATCTATTGTTACGTTGCTCTTTGGAGTGTATGTCAGTCCTTCACTGAACACACCCTCCTTATTTGACTCAGATTCGGAAACAGGTGCTTCTACGGGCTGTGTTGTGGGCTCTGTGGGGGTTGGCTTATTTGCTTGGGAAATCTTCTCGTCTATACCCTGAAGCTGTGTGGCGTAATTCTCTCTGATAGCGGCTTCCGCCTCGTTCATCTGCTCTTTTATGCGAGCCTCTTGCTCTTCCCTCCAACGCTTTTCATTGTTGGGCGTCCGAGCCAATCCATCGGGGAACGGTAGAGGGGCGTAATAAAATGGATCCCTTGCTTTCGCAATCTCATCCTCCATCTTCTGTTCGATGGAGGTTTTTTCCTGTTGAAGCGATTCGGTTTTCTTCTCCGCTTGAGGCGCCTCCGTAGCGGTCTCCTCAACAGGCGTGCCTCTCCGCTCCATCTCTGCGAGGTATTCCTCTTTGGTCAGGTCAACGGGGTCTTTGCCGTCATTCCTATCGACGGATGCGTATCTGGCCTCTGTCGGGGTCGTGTTGACGGTCGGTGCGGGGGAAGGCTTGCTTGCTTGGGCTTGTATTGATTCTTCGGTTTTCGGTTCTTGATTGATTGGCGCATCAGATGCTGCGATGTCCTCTGCTTCCATTTTACCTTTGGCAGACTCAAGCATTTCGATGTCCATTCCTATGGCATCGAGGAGTTCGTTCGTTCTTTTTTGGCTCAGAGGGTTCTCTTTCGGATTATCTCTTAATGAGGATATTCTCTTGTATTCCGAATACAGCCAATCAGATGCCGCTTCAATTTGACTAAGGCTTGTTGGCTTGTCGTCTTCTACTCGCGTAATTGCAGCAGTCACAAACTTCGGTGCAGGCTCCATTATGTCGGGGATGATGCCCAGCTCCTCTTCTCTCTTAATCAAGTACCCCTCCCTTTCCGCTTCGTACCCTTCTTGTTGTGCTTGTTCCTTTTTCCTGTTCGCTATGTCCGCATCAACTTTCCCCCGCTGGTTCTGCTTGAAATCATTGATTGTTTTGGCGAACTCCTCAACGACCTGCTGAGAATCTTTCCCAAAGGCGTTGAACTTGATCTTCCCGTCAACGACCTCCTGCATGAACGCTGGATTGGACATCGCCTTCTTGATTCCCGTGGGGGTCATAACGGTGAAGTTGCCGTCCTCGAACTCCGCTGTGGCATAGTTGGGTGTCCCTCCCTCGAATATCTCATCGAGCATGGCCTTCCTCTCATTGGCCTCCTTCTGTGCTCTTGCCTTGAAGATGGGGTCTTTCTCGTTTTCGGCCTTCCTTTCAAGGGCACGGTGCTCCATGTTTATCATAGAGAACAACAGACGGTTCTCATCGGTGATGCCTTCCATGGCATTCACCTTTTCAGTGATCTCCTTCGCGTCATTCAACGACTGCTGTATCCTTGTGAAGGTCTCGTATGTGATGCCCCCATTGAAGTACGTGGCTACGGCCACCTTTGAAGCCTCGTACACACCGAAGTCAACGGCAAGTTTGAGTGCCGACTGTTGGAAGTCCGTGCCAGTGAAGTCCCCCGCCCGCATTCTTGAGTTGATGGAACTTAGCCTATTTGCTATCTGCTCCTCCCTCTTTTCCTGTGATCCTTTCTCGTCCACATACGCCCTTGCCTGACCGAGACCGCCCATGAGCATGACGGAAGGAGTGTTCAATGCCACATCCTTGAGTTTCCCTGCTGTCTTTTCAAAATTGCTTGGTGTGAAGTTGTCAAGAACGCCTTCAAGTCCTTTTCCCGCGACAATGGATTCCTCGAAGAGTTGTTGTGGAAATTCCTGAAATAACGTCTCTATAACGTATTCCGTACCCGCCCCGAGAGCAATCCTTCTTCCAAGCCCCCCGCCAGTGAATATCTTCCCGAAGATGTTGGACATCTCAAGGAAGTAGGTCGGGAGCAACAGCCCTTGCGCAGAGAATGCCTGTGACACCCCTTGCTGAACCTTCGCGGGATCCCCCGTCTCATTGTATATCCGCTCTGCGATGCCCCCCGCTATATCCGCTGATTCTCCTGCCCACGACATCATCGTTCCGAGGGCCACGCCCCCCAGACCCCCCGTTGCGACACCTGCTGCGACAGCGGGTACCATCGATGTGGTCATACTGCCCATGAGGTTGCCTGTGGACCGGGCCGATTTGAAAAGGTCGAGCCAGTCACTCAGCTTCTCCATGTTCGGGTTTCCCGTATAGAAGAAGTTCTCCATGGCCTTCCCCGTGGACTGCATCTCGGGGGATGCGAACAGGCTTCCCATGCGGCTTACAGAACCGCCTACTGCGGATGCCCACGATGTCCCGAGGGCCATCACCTTGTTGTCCCTGTAAAGGATTTCCCTCCAAGAGTCGTTCTCTCCGAGTACTTTTCCGTATGCCTTCCGATAGGTGTCCTCGATTTCCTTTTGAAGCCCAGGAACGAGCCTCTCTTTCTCGGACATGAACTCCTGCATGGTCCGCTCGGCCTGTTCGATACGTTCGATGCGGACGCGATTGAATCTCCTGTTGGCGTTGGCCTGTATCTGGGTAAGTTCGCCCACCGTCCTTGAAACCTCTGATTCGTACTGCTTCTGAGTTGTCTCGAACTCGGATTGGTACTGAGCATACTGTTCGGGGCTTCCCGCGAACTCTCCTTGCGGGGTGATGAACTGAGCGTACCGTGATTGAAGTTCTCTGATTCTCTGTTCATGGGCCGCGTCCCTCATCTGTACGTACTCCTGCACGGGCATTCCGCCTGTGACCTTAGCGAACTGCTCCTCCACCTGTGCCTCCACCTGTGCCTTCTCCTGCGAAAGGCCCGATATGAGTTCGCGCTCGATTTCGGTTTCCTTCTGATTCACTCCGAGGTATTCGCGCACGTCCTTCGGCACTTCCTTCCCCTTCTCTTCCTTCCACATCCTCTCAAAAGCCTTATCAACCCTCGGCTGGACTATCTTGAAGGCGATATGGTCTGTGGCCTTGTCATTGAGTGCCTTCCACGCCCAGCCGTCCTCGGGCAGTCCGTTCTCTCTTGCGACCGCCTGCGCCCACTCCTTCACTTTTCGGGGGTCGGGCACGGAGACCCCTGTCAGGTCTGATGTGGTGAACTCCTTTACGTTGTCCCTTATCCTGTCCTGTACGATATTCTCTATGGCGGACATAGCGGATGACCTTGCCGCATTGAAGTCCCTGTCAGTCCCCGCAACAGCCTTCTTTCCCTCTTCAATCTTCTCCCTCCTGTACTTGTCCGCAGCGGGGCCTCCTGCCAATCCAACTCCAAGAGCCATGAACGGCCCCTCGAATGCGGATACCTTACTCGCTTGGAGTTCGTGTCTCTTGGACGCTATCCGCTCGTATTCCGCAAGGGGATTGACTGGTGGCCTCTCAAGGGATACCTTTGGGAGTATCGGGTCGTCCTGTTCGATTACCCCGCCCAATCCCGAGAAGGGCTGGTCAGGAAGCTGAATACCTCTCGAAGGTGACGATGGAGCACCCTGTAAGCCTTGCGAACCATCTTGGGAAGATGACCCGATAGGGCTTTTTTTTTCAGGGACAATGGGTTCTTCTACGGGAGTAAATCCTGACGGCAATGGAGGCGCGTCAGACGATTCTACTACGGTGAATCCTTTGGGAAGTGGGGGTAGGGTTGGGTCTTGGTTCCGCATCAGTTGACTTCTTTTCCTGTGGCTATGTTATACCACTTTCCATTCTTTACTCCAATTTCAAACAAGTTGCCATTGGCGTCTCTAACCTTCTGCCTGTTCGTGTAAGAGGTTGAAGTTGCCGTGTTGCTGGATGGCTTCTGATTTCCTCCCTGCTGCGTCATCCCAAGCCCCTTAAAAAACTCATCGAACTGTTCGATAACTTGTTTGTCTCCCCCGTGCAGTGTTTTGATTTTGTTGTAAACCTCATCTGGTTTCGCTTCCGTCCTGCCGACAAATTCTTCAAAAGACCCTTGTCGCAACGGAACGAAATAGGTCATCCCGTCACCGTTGTACTTGAAGAATGTCTTTAGCTTCCTGCCCTCGGGGAGTGACAACTGAGTGTGTTTCCTTACATAGGTCACTCCAGCGGGAACAACTTCGCTTGAAGACAACTCCACTTTTTTGAGTTCTCCTTCTTGGTTAAGCTGAAGAGTTCCTTCAGGGAATTGCATGTTAACGGGCTGCCTTGATCTACCTGCCGTTGGATAGAAGTTCACTTCGTTTACATCCATTCTCGCTCCTTCAGCGATGCCGTACTCAGATTGCGCTGGTGCTGAAACACTCCATGACCTTTCAAAGGCTGACGGCTTGGCCTCTTTGGGGGTTGGTAGGGGTACGTCAATCGTGCCTTGCCCTGTAGCCATTCTCTGCAACTGAGGCTTGATTTTTTGCTCGTGAAGCAATCTTGCATCCTCAATCCAATCAGTTTTTTGGAACTCCGCTCTTGTCATGCTCTTGTCGGGACGGTTCTTGAACAGACGTTCCTCGTAATTTCTGAGAACGCCCATGTTCTGAAACGCCTCATCAGTGAGCAGTCCGATTGTCTCAGGACTCATCCTGTAAACCTCCTCTGCTCTCATCTTGCCTCCGACCATGAACGGCTTACCCATTTCAAGTTGGTCGTATTGAGCTTTCTCCTTTGCCAATTCCATGGCGTAGTCAAGTGGGTTCACCATCTCTTGAGGATTGTAGTGAACGGTGAATGGGGGAGCTCCTCTCGAAATAGACTCGGGGTCGTTCTCTTGAAGAAGATACTCCGTGCCTCCGTAGTACTTCATGGCCTCCCTCATGTTGTTGACATCTGCCATCAACGGGTCTTTCAGTACTTCAAAGAAGTTGTTGTAGGTCTTCTCCATGATTTCCTGCGGGTCGTTCCACGCATACTTCTCAGGGTTTTTCCTCACAGCCTCATAGACATTGTACAGCTCCTCGTCAGCCGCTTTGAGGTCCTGCGTGTAGTTCTTCATTCTCCTTTGAAGGTTCCACGCTGCCGCGTAAGCGTCATCCTCTCCTTTTGCGGCCTTGTCAACAATCTCTGTCATGGCATCTGCCATCGTGGACTCCCATTGACGCTGATACAGGGGGATTTTCAAGCCGTGATCCATAAGGGTCACCTTCTTGATCTCGTCCAGCAAAGCCTTCCTCTCCTTGTTCTTCTGCTGCTGCTCCTGCGCACGTCTCCCCGCAAGGTCCCGCTCCGCCTGTAATACGGGTTCAAGCCCTGTTTGGGAATAGTCGAACTGTCCTGACAGCCCGATACCTGTGCTGAGGTTGTTTGCCATTGCTTACAGAGTTCCGAACAGGTTTGAAAAAGTGCTTGGGGCGAAGCCGGGATTGAATCCGTACATGTCCTGCTGCGGAGGCTGATTCATCAAGCCTTGCCCGAAATTCCATGCAGGTGCCTGTGCCGTTGCTTGTGTCTGAGGCGCAGCTGCAAGAGATGAATTTCCTCCAGCTTGGTTCATTTGACCGAGTATCCCTGAAAGCCCTGATAAAAGCCCCGCTCCTGAATTGCCTCCAACACCCATGTTCTTGTACATGTCGATGGCTTGTTGCTGGCCTTGAAACTGTTGGAAATTCCCGACCGCGCCCATAATGTTTTTGATTCCTCCTTCTTGGATGGCCTGACCGAGAGCCTGCGCTTCCATGTTGACCTGCTGATTAAACCTGTTGGTCTCTTGGTCTTGCACGTTCTGCATCTGTCCCGCAAGTCCGTAGAAATCTCCTGCATTCTGCCTCCGAATACCCGCGCCTGTTGCCGCAAACTGATTCAGGGCATCAATGCCCATGATATTTGCCGCTGCGGAACCTGCTCCCGCAAGTCCCATATTGCGGAACATCTGCTTGGCCGCTGTCCCCTGCCTTGCCAACATCTGCTCGAAATTGGCCCGCTCCTCTGGGGTATAGCCCTCATCAGCCCTTCTTCGGGCCATTGTGTAGGCGGCCTTGAGTTCAGGGGACACGGTATAAGGTCTGTTCTCAGGTAGCTTGCTGGCCTTCGATGCGGATATGGCCGCTTGAATGCCACCCATCGCCAACCCTGCTATTGCCATTACAGGAACTGCCATGCGTTCTCAGTTATTTATCCTTCGCATCCTGTCCCTTATCTTGACAATGATGCTGTGAAGTAGGTTGTAAGTCCCGCCAAAGATAGTGAACTTGACACGCAAGTAATCACCCGACAATGCAACTCTGCTTTGGTTCGGTGCAAGGCCCTGAGACACATCTCCTCTTATAGGCGCGAAGTACTGATCATCCCTGCGGACAAAGTCCTGAGACTCTGAGAATGTTCTCTGTCTCGGGGTGCTAAAATCAACTCTGTCGGGGGCGTTGTCCGAAAGGAAGCTGACAGCGACCCCTCTCATGCTTTGCTCGGGGAGTTCGTTGACGACCATCTCCACATGGGCGTCCTCGATCTTTGGGGCTATTCCTTTTGCCTCATTACCGTACCATGTGCAGTAATCCCCTTTCCTGTGCTCAAAGATGAGGTTCCTGAATATGGGGTGGCTTGAAAGGAATGTGTCCCGCCACTTCAAGTAGGTCTTCGGGATGTGCCCGTAGAACGTTTTGAAGCCGTTGGTCATCTCGTTGTGGGCCACCGTGAACACGGAGTAGTAGTCGGTGTCCGTCACGGGTATCTCCTCGAAGAACTCCTGCCAATCAGCCCCGACCCCCGGCTCTCTCGAAAGGAGGTTAGCGTGGGTGCTCTTTGCCTTGAAGAACCTTGGGAGGTTTTCGTAGGTGAGGGATGGTGCGTTGGGGTTGCTGACAACGGTGCCTTCTGTTGTGGACGGGATGATGACGCCAGGACGGGCCCACTCCGCAACATCTCTCCAGCCGGTGAATGTCCAGATGGCCTCCTTGCTGCGGTCGTCCCACACGGCCCTGATGCCTTGCTCGAATGCGGGGGCATCCTTCCCGCGAACCCACTTGGCGGCCTTGTTGGAGAACGACCTGAAACGCCTTGTGTCGGAGATTATTACCGTGCCGTCTGCACCGAATCTTAGAAAGAGGCCGTTCTCGGCATTGAACCAATAGAGGACATCCTTGCCGCCTTGGCTCGTTCCAAGGACGCATGACCACTTGTTCTCCGTGCCGTAGCGGGAAAGGGTCTGCCCGTCACGGGAAAGTACCGAGCCATCACCGATGACTGCGCCTATCGCATTGCCCGACACTTGGAGTTCTCCACGGGTGTTGAAGAGCTGCGCCATCCACTTCCGCAACTGAAGAGTGAATAGTTCACCGTTCACATTCTCGTGGTGCATTATTTCCCCGAACCTGAGATCAAGGTCTTTCAGGTCAAAAGGAAGGAACATCGCGTACGAGTCGGAAAGTTCCCCGTAGATTTTCTTCTGAGACCATACGATCCTTGAAGGGAAATCAAATCTCGTTGGGTCAAGACCCTCGTTTCCTGATGCCTGAGTAAGGCCATCCGACACGTCACCGTCATATATTCCTGAATACGTGTGCCTATCAAGTAATCGGAAATCCCATGCCCACTCACCGAGCGTATTGGTATCCTTCAATGGAATGAACTGATCTTCCGTGTCGAATCTGAGTTGCGAGTTGACCCTGTTTTGGGTATAGACGAAAAGACCTCCCCCGAACCCAGGTCCCTTGGTTGCGGACATCAGGGTGTCGTCAGTGCTCCATTCTCCATCATTTGCACCCGGACTCACGGAGACATCTGAAAATTTGGTCTTGAGATAGGATTGCTGTGTGTAAGTGTCTCCTCCGAAAACTTTTATCTCTCCCGGCTGTATATCTCCGAAAGGTTCTCTTTCCCTGATGTCGAGAACAGTGTTTGTAGTGAGGTATGTGGATTCGGATTTATCCCCGTACTTGTCATCCTTTTTCGTGAACAGTTGAATGTACCTGATGCCGTGGTCGGGATTTTTACCCTGAGAAACTATGCCGAGGCCATTATTCTCAGTGAAAACAACCGGGCTTTCAATCATCTTCCATAACCCTTCATAACCAATCTTTCGGGTGGTTGGGGGTGGCCCACCGATAAACTGCCCGGCAAAGAATGAAAAGGCGTCATGTGCCTTCCTGAATCCATTGAAGCCGTCCATATTAACCCTCTCCCCCGCCCCGATTATTGAGATTCTGTCTATGGTGTACTCGTTGAATGATGTACCCATGTTCTCAGGGATGTATCTACTGACACATGATGGAATCTGAACATCCTCACTCCCTGTTGAAACAGCTTTCCAGTAAAATGTATTTGAAAACTGAGTCATGTCAAGAAAAGCCTCCCCGAAATCTATTACAGAAGATATTGTTGATGGCTCAAATTCCTGTTGTTGCCCGAATATCAGATCAGGGGAATATATGGTGTGGTATCTCCTCTCAGACTTTAACCTGTTTCCGAAGTTGTTCAGAGTCGTTGATGTGCCAATGGAATCCTCCTCAGTGGTCGGTATGTCGTTCATGCAGAAGTCAACACCGTTTGCGGATGGGTAGTAAACAGAAACACCCGGTGGGGTTGACCCGTCATTGAAGCCTTGGAACGTGTTCACCCACGAACCCTCAGGCTGAAAGGTCACAACGAAGTGTTCCAAAAGGTGAGTCGTTATGAATGGCAGCGCAGACGAAGCAGGGGTTGAGCCTGTTACCATCCTTGTCATAGGAAATGAAGAGTACACGTATGGATACTCGTGAAAAGTCTCAAAAACCCCATCCCTGTCACCGGTCCTCACTCCAAGACCAAGCCTTGTGTCCGGGAGACGATTAGAGCCTTGGTTTATTATAGAAAATGTCCCCACAAGTGAAGGCCCTCTCAAAATGCCTTGAACAGATTGAAAATCCTCCCCGGGCACGTTGAGGTCATCTGATGTTGTTATCCGAACAGAGGACACTGCCATACCTGTTGCAATCACCTCTTTGACGACCTCGCACCTGCCAATTTCTATATGTGAAATCAATGAGGATAAGGGAGTGCCGTTTATCGGTGCATTTATGTTTGCTCCAAAAAACTCCACATAGGGAACGAGCACGGTCTTGTGAAAATACCTTGAATCGGAGAAATAATCCCCGACACCATTCTGCGGGTTGCTGACAAGGTTGCCATTGGAATCGAAAACGCTGCCGTCCGGGGTCTTTCTGCCTGTTTGGGATATAGCTATCCCGGGTATGTTCTCTGTAAGGTCGTATGACGTGGCGATGTTGGGGGAGGATTGGTCTCTCCTGTCATCATTGGGATTTGCCGCGTTTGATGTGAGTGGGTCGATTCTGATGTCATCAATCCAAAACCAGTCCGATATTGAACCGTTGTTAAAAACGACCCTACCCGAGAACCGATAGGTCTCATTGAACATATACCCCTTTTTGTAGAACACGTTTGAAGTGTCCTTGAACTCCCCAGCAGGGTTTGATGCGGACGGGGCCTGTGTGCCATCTATCCTTTCAACGCATACAGAGTGCTTGAATGAAGCGAAAAAATCCTCAAGGTCAGCATATCTTGGCTTCCTAAGATTCGACCTCACAATCCGTTGGTCTATTATTCGGATGTTCTTTGCAAAGTCATAGTTCAAAGAGTTCCATTGAGACGCAAATACGGCCACATCGTAAGGAATGAACTCCTCGAACCCAGTATGGACAAAACTCATTTCAACCCCCGACACCTCTCGAAAAGGGCCTATGTTAGCGGAAAGAACCCCAAGCGTGTTGTTCACGTATCCGAGCGCGACCTGAGAGAATACCGATGTATCAATCCCACTGACAGTCAACCTTGTCAACTTGTTGGTTGTCACTCCCGCATCGTCACCTATGGCAAGGGAATTTTCCTCATCAGAATAGACCACGACAACACCTGACAGGTCTGATGGATTGGATTCATTGCCAGAAAAATCCTTGAAGACAAAAAAGTACCTGTAATTTCCGGACACCAGACTTCCACCCGGGTTCGATTGGCCGTCATAATCAATTATCACATAAGGCTTAGGACTGAATCCGTATATCTGAGAATTGATATTCCCGTATGAATAATCATTCCCTGCCCCAATAAAGCCGAGAAGCCCATCGGTGACGTAATCGCCTTTGTAATATATTCTCCTGTAATTATTGTAATCGTCATCAAAGTAGATGGACACCTCATTAACCTCCTTTTCCCCATCGGAATCCACCTGCCAACGACTCACAAAATTCAACTCCACGCTCCGGAGCAATCTCGTGTAAGTCCACGAATCAGTGTTGTCGTCCTTCTGAGCGACACCTATCTCTCCGATGCCTGTCGGGTGGATGAACACCTGCGGGGTTCCGAGGGTGGTCACGGGAGGACTGACTCCCCACGCGGTGACCGTCACGATTTCTATCTGAGTGGCATCCACTACTGAGTTCACCACGAACAGGCCGTTCAGGAACGACTCGTTCGAGCCCGTGATGCGTATCCACTGTCCTTGAACAAGTCCATGGTTGCCGTTGAAGAGCAAACTCGTGAGCGGGCCTATGTATGTTCCTCCCGATGTCGGGCCTACAAGGATTATGTCGGGAGCTATCTCTGTCGGCTCGTTGTCCTGAGTCGTACTGAATATGAACAGGTCTCCAAGTAAGTCGTAGCTGCCGATGTCCTTTAGCGGCCCCGCGAGGTCAACAGGTATGGCCTCCGCCACGCATGTCACCTGAACAACGTCCTGACCAACGCTCTCCGCGTACCATTGGTACATCGGATAAGCGGTCATCGTAACGTCAACCGTTGTGGCTGTCGCTGAGAAGGTCATCACCCCAGCGTTACCCGCTGCTTGCAATGCTGCCACGCAACTTGCGACCGTTCCGTTGAACTCAACCGCCTGACCAGGTAACGGCCCCGTGCCGATAAGTATGTTCGCGTCCCGCTGCGTAGAGAGGAACCTTACCGCGTGCTGCTTCGTGGCATCCCCGTCAAGGAATATCCTGTACCGCTTGTTCTGCTGAGTGACGCTGCCGAGGTCAAAGCCTAATACGCATCCCTTTGTAGGTATAGCGGAGCCTTGCAGGTTGCCGTCCTCGGATACTGCTTGAATGTTCCTTGCATCGAGGTAATCTCCTGCGCGTTCTCCCTTTCCGACATACCTTGGGTCGGAATCCTTGTCCATGTTCCCCGCAGGGGTTATGCGCGTGATCTTGTCTGCCATGTCTCAGTGCGTTCTTACGGCATACTGTAAAGACCCCTCTTGTTGTGCCTTGTTATCCAAGCGTTGAAGGTTCTCCCGATTGATTTCTTGTCCTCATCCCACTGCCGCTTGTTGCTCTCGCCTTCCACGTATCGTTTCTGCGCCATGTACTCCCTCTTGGCGTCCATTGTCTCGTTCCGCATAAGGTTTCTCATCCCTGCGTTCCTCTCTGCGGAGGCCATTTTCGTCTTGAACTTCCATGTGATGAAGGCGGCACCGAGGCGGGAATGACTCTCGAGGACGACCGGCTGATTGTTCTCGTTGAGCCTCAGTCCGAGGTACGCGAGGGAGACCTCCTCTGCGGAGATCGCCATAGGGTTGTGAAACACGATGTGATTGCCGTTAACCTGATAGGATGTCCCGAGGGCGGTCAGGTTCACGTTGTCCACCCCGCAGTCGCAGTAGTTGACTATGTTCCTGTCCACATACGGGGCAAGGGTGCATGGGCCTGTACTGCTTTGGAACCATACAGCCATAGCGCGGAGAAACCCGCAAGGGAGTGGGGCGGTGCCTTCATCGAGGGGGATGATCTCTGTCCTGAGTTCCTCTATGCTTCTGTCCTTCACTCCTCTCATGCACTCATCGAGGAGGAGCATGAACCAAGGGTCGTGGTCGGTGGTGTTCTCGAGGTTCAGGCCGAACTTCGCCATAGCGATTATCTGGTCGTATGTTGTCTCACTGAATCTCATCTCTTATCCTTTGCAGGGCTGTAAAGTTCGGACATTTCGCATCTACAATAACCTTTTGCCCCTGTATTTTTCAGTCTGTTCTCCATGAACCATACCGTGTAGTCGTAGAACTTCTTCTGCTCAGGCAGAATGTTGAAGTGCAGCCCTGCAAGGTACAAGTTTGCGCGGACAAGGGCAAAGGTGTTGTTCGGCAGTCTTTTCAGGTCGCTTGCCCTCATAATTTCCCATGTTGTCCATAGCGCATCGAAGTATGGACGCCTTCCCTCGGGGCTTCTGCGGAACCTCTTGAACTCCTTTTCCAGTTCGATGTCCCTGTATAGCGGTGTCATTGCTGACCTGTCATCATCAACTGTGCATCATCCGCCCCGTTTGCGATCATGTTAGACGGCCTCTGCAAGTACTTCTCGAACTTGCCCTGTCTCAGGTACTGCTCGACAAGGGCCATGCACTCGGGCGTGATAGGGTACTCGTCAAGCTGCCTGTTGAAGGGTATCAGACTATCGAGGGGGTCTGCGAAGATTGAATACCCGACAGCTCTCTTGACGGTGCCTTTTTCCTTGAACACCTTGACAAGCCCGTACTGAGGCTCCAACAGGTAGTAGATGCTCTCGTCCTTTATGCGTCTTGGCCGGGCCTTCTGAAAGTTGGCCCACTGCGCGTGACTCTTGATGCGCTTCCAACTCGCATCCCCTTTGCTCTGCCCTATGTAGGAATGCCCGTCAACCTGTGTGTTGATGTTGAGTATCGTGGGGTACCTGAACACGGTGTAGCAGTCGTCCTCCTGGATGTCCTCCTCGTAGTCCAGATAGACGTGCTGGTAGTAGATCTCGTGGATGTTGTTCTGCGTGAGGTACATCTCTTTGATGCACACTGCCCGGGCCGTTGCGAGGACGGACTCCATGAACTTGACATCGGTAAGGCCCTCTGCCGTGAACACGCCTCCACTGAGGGACGCCTGAAGTATCTCTATACACTCTTTGAGTTTCATCTTTTCAAAGGTATTTCAGGTGTTGTTGAATTGGGAAGCAGCGAATAAGTCCATGCAATGTTGAACTGAGACCTCTTGTCGTGCATTATTTGATAGATGCACCCGTCTTTTTGTCCGTTAAAATTTTTGCAATAAGACATTCCTGAAAACTTACAATAGACCCTTCTTTTGGAGAACTTGTTTTTAAGTTCGTCAAGGTCAGTGACGACATACATCCTGTAAGTTGAATCGTGAATAGGCAGAACAATCACTCTTTTTGCCTGATTCTTGTTGAAGCCCATGTACTTTACAACGTCTTTTGGGGTTGCGTCTATGCCAATATCATCAATCCATTCTTGATGCCCTACTGGTGAAACAGCTAACTTACCACCTCCAAGAAACCTTGTTGTGTCGAAGACCCTTCTGAAAAAAGAATCTTCAAACACGTCAACGTCTTTAGCTACATGCTCATAGAGAAACCTTACCACCATGTCGTAAAGAAGATTCGTAGCTACAAAGCCATCTAAATCTACTTCGATTATTTTGGACAACTCCTCCTTGTTAAAGACTCCCTCTCGGCACATTGTCAGGATTGCCTCTGCAATATCCGCCTCGGTCACCCATCTGTATTTATACTCAAATCCCCTCGGGCCCGAATCTCGCAGTATCACCTCGAGCACATCTGATGCCTTTTTTTTCACCGACTCCTCGTGGAACGATTTCAGATAGAATCTGTAAGCAAGTTTTGAGTCTTTGTCTTTGAACAAGTACATGTTGGGATTGATTTAGGTTAAGGATTGATTTGCGTCATTGCCACCTCTGCCTGTGCCACTTGAAGTTCCCTCATCTGCAACAGGAAGATGTTGACGGCCTCATCCTTTATCCGCATGAGGTACTTGAAGGTGTAGTACAGTTCAAGGTCTATGTCGGTGTTCAGCACATCCATGGTCACGGGAGGCTGCTTCATGTAGTCCACCTCGACATTCTCGCAGACCCTGCTTTTGGGATACAGGTTTATGCCGTTCTCGGAGATCCCGAACTTGGGTGTCCACTCGTCACTGTTCTGTGTGCTGTATGAGATCCTCGCATCGGGCCTCAGCACGGTGGCCTGTTCCTTTACAACGAGAACTGCTTGCCCAGACCCCTGATAGGTTCCCGACAGGACTGCGGGGACGGACAGGGCCTCATCCGTGTAGAGGTAGTAGGACACCCTGTTGCGGAACTTACAGTAGAAGTCCCCGTTGAGGCCCACGACACCGAGGCCGCCTGTTACCCGAATGAGGGAATCCTCACGGATGAAGTTCGGACGATTGAATTTCAGGTAAGGAGTTGCACCGATAACCACGTCCTCAATGCTCATTCGCTCCTTTGCGATGAATGTCGGGCGAATCGCCAACGGGTGTACCATGTCGGGTATCATGTACGATGTCGTCACGCTGCCCGTTCCCGTGGCCCACGCACCTGTCTGTGCGGGGACTGCTATCGTGAACTGAGTAGGAGTGACAATGGATGCCACAACGTACTGCCCATCAATGCCCGGGGCAAATCCCTGCACGGAGGCCACGGTGACAGCGTCACCGACAAGGAGTGAGTGAGGGGCGTCCACTGTGATGTTGGCAATGGTACCGACAACAGTAAGCGCGGTGACCCTGAACGGAAGCGTCCTGAACCTGTTGGCCCTAACAGGGATAGACCTATCAAGTACCGTCAGAGGGGATAGCTCATCCGAGGTCTTCTGCGTCTTGTTCGTGGAGTAGTGCTTTTCAGCGACCTTTATCTCGGCCTCGCGCAACAGGTCGTTGGCGCGGGGTTCGTTCATGTATCCCGAGTAGGCTTGGTCGATGCCGTCCTGTAGGAAGTTGTAGAGGTCTGCTCCTGTGGTCATTGCTTCGGGATGCCGTTAGGAAGGCAAAGATACTATTTGCTGAACATCAGTTCACCGTTTCGTTATCCCCTCCAAGGGCCTTTGCTACAGTATCCGATTCAAGGGCCTCCGTGATGCCCTCCTCCCTGAGTTTTCTTCTGAACTCATTCATCTTCGGGACAGCCTCATCGAGGAACAGTTCCTTGACCACCAACGGGGCCGCATTGTAAGCCTTCCCAAGCTCTGCCAAGTAATAGGTCACGTCCTCAGCTGTCAACTCGGACTCCTTGACAGACCTTTGTTTGAAGCCTCTTCCTGTCCACACTTTCCTGCTGTAAACCCTTTCGTTGCTCATGCGCTGATTTATTTGAATGCCACAAAAGTAACTCCTTCATCCGTATAAAAAAACAGGTTTCATGTGTTTGAGGTAAATTTTTTCTATGTACATTTGCGGGGTCAATAGTTTTCAATCACAGCATGGCAAAATACACGACAAAGCACGAGGGCAAGGGTTTCCCCCTTCTGAATGACGGAAAGGAGACCGGGTGGATGACCACTCGGGAGTACATTGATGCCCTCGCGAAGAAAGGCATTGAGATGACCCCGCAAGCGGTGTACTACCGAAGGAAGCCTCATATAGGCATCCTCGAACAGAAGATTCAGCACGGGGTCATCCTTGTCAGGGAAAGAACCTTAAAGAAAGGGACCCGCGTTTATGACAGGTACTTCCGAACGCACACCTGCCCGTAACCCGATTCGATGAATCTGACAAGGCGGCCAGTTCGAGGGATACTTGTCGCCTGTTCAATTAAAACAACTTTTTTAATGCCTTGTAAGGAATGCAGTCTGCTGTCGATTTTGAAAAGCCACCTGTGAAGTATGTTCCGAGAGATTATCAGGAGGCGGGCATCGTTTCTGGGTTGGATTTTTTCAGCAGAAGTTCGGGGCCGAATGAGATTCAGGTGCATCCCACAGGGTCGGGCAAGAGCTTGATAATAGCGGGTATTGCAGAGAGGTTAAAAGAGCCGACTCTCATCCTGCAACCCTCCAAGGAGATTCTTCAACAGAACTACGAGAAGTTCACCTCCTATGGTGGTCATGCGGGGGTGTACTCTGCGTCTGTCGGCAGGAAGGACCTTGGCGTGGTCACGTTCGCGTCCATCCAAAGTATCATGGCGAAGGACAGGAATGGGATGCAGCGATCGATGCAGCACTTTCTTCATTATAGGAACATCATCATAGACGAGTCTCATCTAATGTCGGACCCGAAAGGATGCCAACTGAAGGATTTTCTTGACGCTTTGAACCATCCGAGGGTTCTCGGGTTGACGGCTACTCCATTCAGGCTATACCCGCACACAAGCAGGGACGGCAACAGGGACTCCATGTTGAAGTTCCTCACAAGGACGTCTCCGAGGATATTCGGCAAGGTCGGATACCATGTCCAGATTTCTGATTTGAAAGAAAGGGGGTACCTTGCTAACTGCCGGTACTTCGATGTCCGCAGCCAACTCAGTCACGGGTTCGACAGGAATGCCTTGAAGGTGAACTCCACGGGGGCGGACTACGATGAAGCGGCCTTGCAGAGGTACTACGACACGATTGACTTCAAGACTGACATCGTGAAGCTCATCCGCAGGATCAATGCTACGGGGAAACAGGTGCTGTGCTTCATGTCGTCTGTCGCTGACGCGGAGTTCGTGTCGAGGGAACTTGGTAACAGTGCCACGGTGACGGGAAAAACGAGCAAGGCCGAGAGGAGCAAGGCTGAAAAGGATTTCAAGAGCGGGAAACTTCGGAGTGTTGTGAATTGTTCCGTTTGGGATGTAGGCTTCGACTATCCTGCGTTAAAGGTTGTCTTAATAGCGAGGCCGATGCGATCCCTTGCAAAGTATTATCAGCAGACAGGTCGTGCTATACGCCCATACAAGAATCAAGACGCATGGATTGTTGACGCCTGCGGCAATCTTGGCGTTTTCGGACGCATAGAGGATTTGAGAGTTGAGTTCGACCCAAAGAACGGGCTTCCAATGATAACGGGTTCTGGGGGCAGGATTCTTACGGGTGTACCTCTAAAAGAACAGGAATTTTACCACGGAGAAACATTGAGATAGAAAGCCATGACATTCGAGAAATTCCTACAAGAGTCCTGCGGAGCGACATACCCACTTAGGGACCTATTGAACAACCTGACCGATGAACAGATAGAGGAGGCTGTTCAGGAGTATAAGGGGTTGGACTTTGTGAGGCAATGCGGGTGCTGCGAAGAGGAGACCATGCACAGGGTCATCTATGCGTGTAATGAGTGTGAGAAATACATGTGAAAAGCCATGATAAGGAGAAAAAGCAAAGGCCCTGTAACGAGCAAGAAGACGTTTGTTGATGGCATAAAATTCCAGTCTGGTCTTGAGGCGTACACATACAAGAGGCTCAAAGAGTCGGGTGTTCCCTTCGAGTATGAGCAAAGGTCGTTCACTATTATTGAAGGATTCACTGCAACGGTGTCCTCGTGGGAGTCTCTTCGTAAGAAGTTCATTCCGAGACAGGACAGGATACGCCCTATCACATACAAGCCTGACTTCACTTGCCCTGATATGACTTGGGTGATAGAGGTAAAGGGGCGGGCCAATGAATTGTTCCCTATGAGGTGGAAACTGTTCAAGAGGCACTTGAAGGTCACCGACCAACATCCTGAATTGTTCCTTCCGAGCAACATGAAAGAGGTGGACATTGCAGTGAAATGGATAGCAGACAACAAGCAATGAACGGCCTCCAACCCAAACGGAAACTCTGCTCAGGGTGCAATCAGATGACCTACATCTGGAAGGCCAACCCGCCCCGCTGCAAGGACTGCTGCGGACGCGAGAAGGAGGCCTCCTTGAAGGGGGGGCCGAGCCTTATACCCCGCGCAGCGGCCCTGAAAACGAAACCCAAGCCGAGGGTTAATGGGAAACCCCTGCACACGGCCATCTACATGGCGGCATTCGGATACGGGGACACTGACTTCATTCCCTCCGAGATGTCCGGGCAGAGGTGTCAGGACGTGCATCACATAGAGGCAAGGGGTATGGGGTCCTCAAAACTGTGCGACCGGATTGAAAACCTGATGGGGCTCACAAGGGAGGAGCATACCGAGTACGGGGACAAGACTCAGTACATGGCCATGCTCTATGCCACTCACATGGATTTTATGCAGCAGAGCGGTGTGAAGTTCGATAGGGAATGGATACTTGGACAGATTGAGAAATACACGGAGACATGAAAAACGAGGTGCATTTAATGGACTGCATGGAATTGATGCGGGGGTATCCTGATAAGTATTTCAGTCTTTGTATAGCCGACCCTCCGTATGGCATAGGTCACAGTTTATTGAGCGGACAAAAACGAGGATCAAAGTTTGTCAGAGATATTAGGCATGTTGATTGGGACGTGTTGCCATCTGACGAGGTTATTTTGGAAATGTTTAGGGTTTCAAAAAACCAAATAATTTGGGGTGGCAACTATTTTGCGCTGCCACCTACAAGATGCAACTTAATTTGGGATAAGGTGCAAGAGTTTAGCGGTGCTGACTTTGAATTAGCTTGGACATCTTTTGGTAGTTCAAGTAAGGCATTTAGAATGAGCCGCGTTGAGGCTTACACAAACGGAAAAATCCATCCTACACAAAAGCCGACTGCTTTATATGATTGGATTCTACACCACTACGCCAAGGAAGGCGACACCATCTTAGACCCTTTTGTCGGCAGCGGTTCATCCCGCATTGCAGCCCATCGCGCTGGGTTGGATTTCATCGGTGCAGAACTTGACCCTGACTATTGGGCGGCACAAGAAAAAAGATACCGCGAGTTCAAATCCCAACTCACACTGTTCTGACATGAAAAAACCACGCAAGGAATACAACATCTATCTCCCCGAGGAGATTGCCATACCGAGCATGCTTGTAGGGGTGTTCGTAGGGATATACTGCGCCTGTGAGATCTTGTCGCGGCTACCGTAACTTTATCCCCGAAGAGGGACAAGGCGCACTCCCTTCCTAAGGAGTGAGATTGGTAGATGCCCGCCCAGGCAATTTCAGCTATGATGGCCTCCTCTTCGCGCTTTTTGGTAATAGCGTTCATGTAGGGCTGATGGGCGGGAATCGGGGGTTGGCGTTCTTCCAGATAGAGCGCAAAGAGAAGGGCCACGGAAGGATGCGTTCCCCGTGGCCCTTCGGCATGTAAACGAAAAGGGTGACTGTCTAATCCTGAAGCTCTGCTTTGGCAAGTGTCAGGGCGAATCCTTGGTATCGGTGCTTCTCGCAGAGAATCTGAGCGTGGGTATAGTCGAAGTCCTTTGCGGGGATCACTTTTCCAAATTTCCTTGAAGACACCATGTTCCTTTCATGGAATAAAGGTGCCTCTTCTTCTGTCGCGTTGGTAAATGCGTAGAATCCGAACCCATCATATCCCATGATGGTCTTTTTTCTCGACCCCTCTATGTGGCCCAACCCCAATGCTTCGTAAAGCGGGGCAAACTGCCCTCCTATCCTTGGGATCAGGTCATGGTAACCTTGAGTATTGAGTGTGGTCACAAACAGATTCTCGGACTCAAACAGAGATTGAATCTCGCTGGCGCGGTTGTTTATGGCTTGCTGCTCCATGTCATTTCGCTTTGATCTCCTCCAACACGAGTTCCTCTGAGAGGAATACAGGGTTGGGAAGGTTGGCCTCTTTCAGCTTCGCGTTGTACACCTTCACAGCATCCGCAAGGGTCTTGCACTTGCCGAACATCGGGCCGGGATTCACCGCAATAGCTTTGTCCTTCGCAAGGTTCTTGATGTAGGCGATTCCCACCTGCTCATCAACAACGCCTTCAGAGACATTCTCCCCGTTGGCCTTGCGGATAACCTCTGCTGCTGCCTTCTTATCCTCCTCCATGTGTGACTTCGCACTGATGGAACTGATGAGGAACCCTCGGATGTCGTCCCTGTTCATGATGCACTCGATGGCATCATCCTCGGTCATACCGAGCCTGTCTGTTCCAGAGACGAACACTCCGCTGTTGTTTGTGATGAGTCCGTATGACCTGCCCTTCTCGAACCACTTTTTCGCATCAAGCTGCGCGGGGGACAGTCCTTTGTGGACGAACATCTCAAGGAACTTCTTGCGACTGTTGAAGTTGTTTCCTTCGATGAGTTCCTGATACAGGGCGAATTTCAGGTCCTCCTCTGAGTCGCTTGTGAGGGGGCGTTGACCGATGAGGAACAGAGCGTCACGCATCTTGGCGATGTCATCGTACATTCCGACAAGGGCTTCGTTGATGGCGATGGTTTCCATAGAGGAGTTCATCTTCGCTTTCCTTGCCTTGGTCATGTCCTGATAGAACCATGGACGGTTCGCGTTGGGGCCTACCGCTTGGTCCAATACGGGGTCCCATTGATTGGTGTCATTCATATTGAGGAACGCACCGCAGCGCTCAAGCAGGCCGACCACTTGCTTGATTTGAGTGTCGGACAGGCCGTCCTGACGCTTGATGACAACATTGGGAGACCTGCGGGTGACCTTAAGGACGAAAGATTTTAATGTGGCCGCATTTTTCCTATCCTCGTCAGTGTCGTATTTCACCGTTGTCACTCTCCACCCGTCAACAAGCACATCTACTGTTCCGTCAGGATTGGATGCTGCAAGGTTTTGGCAGATGGGGTTGTCGGTTGTACCTGTGATGACCCCATTGTAGCCGATACGAAGGATTACGTCCCGGTCATTGATGATTGATTGTTGTGATGCCATTTTGTTTTGGTAATTAAGATGATTGACTGATTACTTTGGCAAAGGTATATAAAAAAAGAGGAGAACAACTTAATGCTCTCCTCTTTCTTTGAAAGACAATCCCTATCCTTAACTGAGAAGGAGCGGGTCGAATGAGCCACCTGCCGCAAGCCAGTTGTTGACCTGCTTAAAGCGCACCAAGAGGTCGTTCGCGTTAGCAATGGAAGCGGAGTCGGCAATGAAGTACCTCTTCACGATTGGTGCGAGGTCTTTCTGTTGCTTGGACTGACCGGCTTTTTGCCCACCTGACACTACAACCTCGTGGTAAACCTCGGTGTTGTCGATGTTCACGTTGGGGTTTCCACCGCCTGTGATTGCTCTCTCAGCCAATACTGCGGCTGTTCCTGCGGCCTCTTGCGGGATGATGGACAGGTCGGTAGTGGCCGTTCCAATGGTACCTGACACAGACTCAGCAATGAACTCAACGTGGGTGTTCGCGCTGATAGCGGAAACACGCACGTATGTTCCCTCGACATCAGACTTGCCGTTAATGACATAGGCCGAGTTCCATCCGCTCAGATAAAGCGTCTGGCCAACCTCGAAGGCTGCCGTTGTGCTCTGTCCAAACTTTAAGGTGAGTCCGCTGACAACAGCGAGGTTGCCTGTGCTGATAATCGGCCGTGTTACACCTCCTGTCGTTACAAGACCTGCCGCTACGGTCAGGTTGATGCTTTGCTGAACAACACTTACAAGCGGGTAGCCTGACGCACCCTCGATTTTCACCCCTCCATTGCCGCTTGTGATGGCAGCTACAGAGATTTGAAGACCACCTTCGTCAGCAACGGCCTGAGCTGCTGCTGCAAGGGCGGTTCCAAAAGCGGATGCGTTCGGAGCGCTTGCGCCTGTCTTGTAGTGAACAGCACGAATCACCTGCACTTCGTCCACGTTCTGCACAATCCGAAAACTGTATTCGGTGTTTGCCGCAGGCGAAGCAGTGGCTGTCACATCGACAATCTGACTCGTCTCCGCTTTGTGTGGCAGTACCGAGATACTGTCCACGTCCTCGCGGATGAAGCCTTTGGTGTCCCCTGTTACGAGAACCTTGCCTTGGCCCGGTGTTGACAGGTCCGCTGCTGCGGCCTGTACTGTGTTGATTACAAAAATCTGATCCATTTTTTCTGAGTTTTTGGATGTGAGAGATTAGATGGTGGCACCGAACCATCCTGAGTACTTGCCTGTGGTCATGTTGACGCCACCGTGATACATGAACTGTATCGTGGTGCGGTCCTGCATGTCCATGGGCTGGCCGAAGTTGTCCGCAACAATGTCGGACGTGACAGGCATTCCAACAGGGAAATCACCGATACCCTTACCGACTACGGCATAGAATGGGCTCTCTCCGTAGTGGAGTCGCTGAATGGATGGAACCTCACCGCTTCCGACAGTCATAACAGGGTCTTGGTCGATGAAGTACGCCTGCCACTCCTTCTTCATACCTGTTGCACCGGGTATCTGAGTGGGCGCGGTGTCGTAGGTAGGATCTTGGAACAGACCTGGGGCGTACACCAATTCAACAGTGTGACCACCTATCTTGATCATGTCAGGATTCAGGTCGATGACACCGTTAGTAGGCTGCATAAGGGTCAGTTGCTCAGTGAACCCTACTCCGAAGTTGTTGACAATGTGAGCGTAAAGCGCACGACCGATGTACAATTTCCGAGGCTTCTGAGTGTATGACCTTTGGTTCGCCACCGTGTCGAGCCAATCTTGGAACATTGTGCGGTCAGGAAGTGTTGAGAAACCGAACACTACACCACCTCTGTTGCGGATTGCCCAATCGACACCTCCGTTCGTAGAGGTCTCGTTTGTGGGGTCAAAGGACGGGAGACCGTAGATCATGTCGTACTCGATGTCCTTCAGGAAACGCTCGAGGGTGAAATGAACTTGGGCGTCCTCCCAATACTTGCCCACGTACTTGACGCGCTCCTTGCGGAAATCAACGCGGTTGTGGTCGTTGCCCTCACGCATGGTTGTCAGGTAGTTCACCTGCCAATCTGGAACGCGCTTGATGCCTGTCACACCGGATGAGTTGGCATACGGTACGAAAATACCGCGACCGTTTACCTGCTGACCCACGACAAGGGAACCCGCAAGCTGTGCCACAGTAGCACCTGCATGAGGCTCAAGAACGATTTGGCCCGGGGTGGCCTGAACAACGCGACCTTGGAAGGCTTTGTTGTTGCCAAACATAAGGGTGTTCACGCGGATGTACTGAACGGGGTTGCCGTTGTACGGTGCAAGGTCAACGGTGACGCTTGTGGCACCTGCGGTAACCTGAGTGATGTCGGCCACGATGCGGTCGTCATCAAGGAAGCTCTCGCGGTACTCAAGTACGTCAATCGACTGAGATGCGTTGGGAATGTTCACATTGAGGGCTACGATGTCCTCAAGGAATTTGCAAGAAGACCTCGTGAGGTACTTGACTTTGCTGATGTCGTTCCAGTCAACAAGTGCTTGGACTTGAAGGTTACTGGCCAGACTTGGAATTGAAAGTGCCATTGTTTTTTGGTTTTAGGCTGTTTGCATTACTTCTTTTGGCCTCCGTTTACTTTCTGCTTGATGATCTCAGAGATTTCTTCCCTGATGTTCTTCTGCTGGGTTCTCGGAATGCCTCCCCGCGTCTTGAGTCCCGTCAGAGGCTTGCTCCGCTTGATGGCCTCTTTTCGGGTGGCCGTCTTGAGTCCTCTCTCGAACGCTGCTTGGAGCATGTCTTGAAAGTACTCCTCTCGGAGTGTCGCTTGAATGGACTTCTGAACGTCAGGTGCTCCGTCAGGGCGGGTGAAGCTGACCCCGTTCTGACGCATCTTGTTGAGCACCTTTTGGGCTACTTCCTCCGTGACCTCAACCCCATAGAAGGTTTGTCCCTTGTAGCTTCCGTTCAGCTCTTTCTCGGCTTCTTGGATAGCTTTTGCGGTGGACTCCTTCGAGGCTGTTGCCTTGGAGGTAACATTGCCTTCCAGCAGTTTGAGGTCGTTCTCCCTTGCCTGCCTCATTTGGGCTGCGAAGAGAGATACCTCCTCTTTCTTTTGGTAGGTCTTTTTCTCTTTGAACTCCTCCATGACCTCGTCAAGGTCATCGGGAGTGATGTTCGGGTCGTAGGACCTCACCTGCATCTCCTTGAGCTGCTCGGGTGAAAGGGTGTCGGGGTCGGGTGTCATCTTCCCGAGAAGGTCCATGAAGTCCTTCACCTGACCCGCTTCCTTTGCTTTGAAATAGATTTCGGCAAGGGGGTCTTCCGTAATTTTCTTGGCGCGTTCCCATTGAGGCTTGTACTCATCGGGGACAACGAACTCAGCCGCAGGCTTGGCACCTGCTTGTGCATCCTTACTCTCTGCCTTAACACCTACACCGAAGAAGTCCTCCCCGAGTTTTGGAGTGTCGTCACCGTCAGAATTGCCTTTCTCAATCTCTGCTTGAGCTATTTCGAGAAGCTCCTCATCGGTCTTTCCCTCGTTTTCTGGAAGGGCCTTCAGTTCGGTGGCCTTGTCGAGAAGCGGCTTGTAGGTCTCGATGAGCTCATTCTTTTTCGCCTCCTTTGCGGCATTTATCTCGGCTTCGAGCTGGTCCTTGGCCTTGCCTGTGTGAGCTGCCAGTACAGCGGCCTCCACCTCGGATTCCACTTCGGGTTCGAGGTCGAATTCAGGAAGCTGAACGCCAGCTTGGGCACCAGTTGGGGTACCGCCTTCGGGAGATGCTGCTGCGCCTTCCTTTTTCTCGATTACTTCTGCTGCTTCGGTTGCCATTTTCTTGCTTTTTGGTGGTTCTCTTGTAGTTGTCTTTAAGTGGCAAAAGTGCCGCCTCAAATATACAGAGAATCGAAATACGCAAGAAAATTATCGCATTGAAATACAATGCTTTACAGTGGTAAAAGAGGATACTTTACAAGGGTAAAAGAAGAGGTTTTATTCCACTTCTGTTCCTGGCATTCCTGCTTCGGAGGCGAATACCATGTCCCTTGACATGTTCATCTCCTCGCGTTTGATCTGATTGGCCTCGTGCTTGGGCGCGTTGCGGATCTGGTCTCGAAGAGCCTTGTTCTGTTCTTCGAGTTGGAACATCTGACCTTGCTGCTGCATCTGCATCTGTTGCATCTGCTGCTGCATAGCCATGTCTTCTTGTCTCATGCGCTCGGCTTTCAGTTCTTTCAGTTCGAGGGACTCTTTCAGTTTGGTCATCAACTCCTGACTTGTGCGGGCGTTCTCGATGTTGATGGCATCGAGCATTGTGAACCCTGTCTCTCTCGCGTTCTGTGCCATTGCGAGGGCATATTGCTGATACCTTGCCCTGCGCTCCTCGTCAATGAAGTCCTCCATCTCGATACGCACCTGCATGTCGATGACATTGAGGTCTTGCATGGCCTCCCAGAAATCTGCGCTTGCGTCAGAGAGAATGAGTTCCGCCTCTTCCCTGTTCTTGGGCTCCAAGAGCATTGTCTTGGCGGTATTTAATATGTCCTGCTCTATGAAGGCAAAGTGTTGGAAGAATCCCGACATGAGAGAAACGGTGCCGTTGCTGGCCTGTGCAACGGTGGCCTGCTGTGTACCTCCACCGATGTACGTCTGCTGCATCCCTCTCGTGATGTTCGATTGGGATACCACATTGTCCATGTCCGCTTTGAACTCCTTTCGCAGGGCTATGTACTGTGCCACGTTAGGGTCAAGGGTCATGTCCACTGTGTCCACCATCCTGTTGTTGTTGATGATGGGTTCCTCGGGGTCGGCCCTGTTGATGACTGTTACACCGAAGTTCTTGAGGTCTTCAATGATGTCTTTCGGAACGGCTGTATCCGCATAGAACACATACCCCTTTCCGAGGTCTCTGTCGATGTGTTCCCGAATCTTGTACTTGAACGCATCCAAGTCCTCCTGCATTTCTCTGAACCGGTCCACGGGACAGACGTTCGTTCCGAGTATCGTGTCGGGGCTGTAGATATGGATGGGCATGACCGGCCACTCAGGTCGGGCTATGTCGTAGCTGATGTTGTTGGATTCCCCGAAGTTGACAAGCACCGTGTTTCCTATCAAAGTCCCCTCGTAGATGGTCTGATAGGATGTCCCGTCATCTTCCTTTATCGTGGCGATGAAGTATCCTGTCACACAGGCTATTCTACGGGGTCCGTCCGATTCCAGCCAAGAGAATCCAGATTGGGGGACATTACCCATCACTCCGTTGAGTCCCGGCAGTGTTGCACTCCTGTTGCTGTCGAAGAGCTTCTTGAGTTCTTCCTCGGCATCGCTTCCGAGGGTGTACGCCTGCATGATCTCCTCGTGGGATTTCCAACTGATGAATCCCTTGAACAGGGCGTACCTGTTGTAGTCGTCATCTGAGTTGTCTCTGTCGAAGATGAGGTTCCAAGGGTCAATCTTTTCGAGGACGATTCTTCCATTGGATACTGTTCTGTGCGTTGCGCAATGCCTTCCAATGACGACATCCTTGAAACGCTTGGGCATGTAGTCCTTTACGCTGTTGGTGTTGTTGACATGAGTAAGGATGTCCATGCCGTACCGCTCGACCTTGTGGGCTGGTTTTCTCAGCGCCTCCTGAATAGCCCCGTCCATGTCCTTTGCCTCGGTTGCTCCTTCAGGCATGAACGTGGCGCCCATTTCGGAGAACCTCTTGAAGATGTCTGGCAGGAGTTTCTTGGCTTGAAGCATTGCGACCTTGGCCTGCCGCTTGGACTGCACGGAGGGATCAAGGGATTCGATTGTGATGGTTGTCCCTGCGAAGTGCTTCACAACGGGGCCTACCATGTGCTGCACCACCTGATAGATCTCTGAACCATGGGTAAATTTGGCTGGACGCTCCTCCCCCTCTGCGGTTTCTGTCAGGTAGGCATAGCTGTTAACATCCTGCTGGGACTGATAGTACTTGTAATTGAGGAGCATCTCCTCTACGGGAGACCTGTGAAGGATGTGGCCGGGATTCCTCGTGGAGTAGAGAGGGGTATTGTAGTCGAGGTTCCACTGCGTGACCATGAAGCGGAGGTACTTGGCAATCATGCCGTGCATCCCCTTGTGTTCTTTTTTCAGGGCCCGTTTCGTGCCTACGACATTAGGGCGGTGGGTCTCCATCTGATGCGATGGGCCTTCCGTGTCAAGTAGCTTGTAGTTGTCCATGCTGAGTTATCTCCGTAGGGGACAAAGCTACGGAAGGGAACGCAATGGAGGGAATGATGTCAGAACGGGCAGGAAATCTCTTTCGGGATTCGCTGAAGTCGTGTCCTTAGCGTAGTGGTCGACACGAATTTCCCCGAAATGCAATACCCGACAGAACGGCCACAAAGGGTCTTCTTTATTCGTTTTCCTGTTCGGGTATTTATGCAGATGCCATCAGAAGTAAACTTGTAATGCTCCGCGCCACTAATCTGCCACACTAAATCGTATGTTGTTGACACTGTGTGTTTCATTGCATAGTAAACTTTCGTGTATCGGAGAGTTATACGCAAGGGCTACCATAGCGTTAATTGAGACTTATGCGTTTCTAATCGTTTGCAAGCATTATCGTAATACTCCTTATCAACTTCATAGGCTGTTAAGTCGTAACCCATATCCCAGCAGGCAATGGCAATACTTCCACTTCCTAAATGGGTGTCAAGGATTTTATCGCCTTGCTTTGCATACTTATCTAAAAGCCATTTGTATAAATCAGTCGGCTTTTGCGTTGGATGTATTTTACCTTCCTTTAATGCTTTTGCTCTTGCGTAAGTAAATATCCTCATTGCTTTATCAAATGAAGTCCAAGCAAGTTCTCCGTCAGCAAGGCTAAAATCCCTTTGCCCTTTATCCCAAACAATCCAACCCATTTTAGGTGGTAAGTATTCCGTCATATAATTTGCACCCCAAACAATTTGATTTTTGCTTACCCTAAAAAGTTGCTCCCAATATTCAGCCGTTGGTATTGCCTTATCCCAATCTTTTTTAGCCCATTGTGTCCATCCATTATCTTTATTGCCTGCGTGGTTTTCTGCTCCTATTCCGTAAGGTGGGTCAACTATGGCTAAATCAAATTGTTTGTCTGCCATTGCCTTTAATGCTTGCAAACAGTCCTCGTTATAAATTGAAATGTTTGCCTTGATACCCGCCCCAGCGTATAACACGGGTTTGGCAAAAGCGGGGCTTCCGTTTTCCAAATCAACTTTTGTATGTAAATTATCTTCTGTCATTCTATTAAACTTTTGTGGTTAAATCCCCGCCTTCGCCAAGCCCGAAAACGTTGTAAAACATTAAAACGATTTTACAACACGGTATATAGTTAATGCCTAAGTTCGTGCTTAATTCAATCGTTTGTGCCTTTTTACCCATAATTAAATATTTTTTGCCCACGCTCTTTTGTTTCCTACGTCAGCAATTTGGTTTTAGCTTCGTTTATATAATTTTCATTTATATCAACACCAATATATTTTCTATTCATTTTTTTAGCAACTCTTGCTGTTGTTCCTATACCTACAAATGGGTCAAAAACAATATCGCCTTCATTACTACACATATTTAAACATCTTTCTACTAATTCATCAGGAAATGGACAAACGTGATTAGAATTTCTAACAGAAGGTATATCCCAAACACTTGTGCAATTTGGCTTATTCCAAACTTTAGGTTTACCAATCATATAAATCCTTTGGTCAGCCATTGTTGGTCTTTTTGCAGCACTTATACCATTTCCTCTATTCCAAATTATTTCAGACCATATAACAAATTCATTTAACCAATGTATAGGGTGGTAAAACTCGTTTTTTCTA